ATCTCTGCTTCGCTCGGCGAATTGCAATCGGTAGACCTGACCTTTATGGGCGGCGTCTACTCAGCAGATGTAACTCCATAAACTTCGGCCTTCCTTGGCCCGACGAAAGGAAACAAAATGAAAGTCAAAATCTCTGTCGATCTTGGTGACGGCAAAGGTGCATCCGAATACATGACAAACATGTTTGTCGTATGTGAATGGGAACGAGTAGAGAATCGCAAAGTGTCGGACGGTCGAGGAATCGGCTATTCAGATCTTGCTTGCTGGGCTCATACCATCCTCAGTCTTAAAGGTGAGAAGGTTCCTGCTACTTGGCGTGAATGGGTCAAACAAAATCCAGATATGGACATTCATGCCGTGGATGAAACAAACCCAAACCCTACTTTGGCGGAACCTACAGACGCCAGTTAGCAGAACTGCTAATTGCTGTCGGTTGGTGGCCGCCTGACATACCCTTTGACACTCGAGACTTACAGACCGTGATTAGCATCCTTAATAAGCAAAGCAAAGGACGCTAATGGCTGAAGGACTGAATACAAAAGTTGAGATCTACGGACTCAAAGAAGCAATCAAAAAACTCAATTCAATTGAGCCGGGTCTTCGTAACCAAATCGCAAAAGACTTTCGGAGTGTTGCCAAGCCTGTCATCAACGACGCACTAGCTCTCATCCCCGGCACAGTTCCCCTTTCGGGCATGAGTAGAAACTGGACTACGCAGTCAGGCTTCAAGATGCTTCCATGGGAAGCAGGACGGAAACAAAAGATCTCCGCCAAAATCAACACAAAAAAGGTCACCGAGTTCCGTGGACAGATCCGCAATGTCGGCGTCTTCAACATCATCTATTCGGGCTCCACTGGCACACTCTTTGACATGGCAGCCAACGGCAGACTTGGTGCAGCACTCTCGGCGCGATACGGCAGTCGATCAAGAGTAATGTGGAAAGCAATGGAAAAGAACAACGACACAGTCGAATCAGAAATGCGGCGAATCGTTGAAACCGTCATGGACAAAGTTGATCGGAATGTGATCTCGTAATGGCATCAGTAAATATCCCCATCATCTCGGAGTTTGACGCCAAGGGAACACAAAAGGCGATTAAAGAGTTCCAGTCTCTTGAAGGTGCATCCGCTAAAGCACAGTTCGCAATCAAGAAAGCCGCTATCCCTGCCGCAGCTGCGATCACGGCGGTTGCTGGAGCTTTAACACTTGCCACTAAGGCAGCAGTCGAGGACGAAGCCGAACAAGCACAACTTGCCCTCACAATGCAGAATGTGACTGGGGCAACTAACTCACAAGTCGCCGCAGTAGAAAAGATGATCTCCTCGATGTCTCGCGCATCAGGTACGGCAGATAGTGAACTTCGTCCGGCGTTTGCTAGTTTGCTTCGAGGAACCAAAGATGTAGAAGAAGCCACAACGGCTCTCGCCCTTGCCCAAGATATCGCAGTCGGTTCCAACAAGAGCCTTGGAGAGGTGTCTGACGCGCTTTCTAAGGCGTTCGGCGGCAATATGAAGGGATTACAAGCCCTGTCGCCAGAGATCAAAACAATGATCAAAGACGGCGCTTCCCTTGACGAAGTGATGAATGTGCTCGGCGGTACTTTTGGTGGAGCTGCCGCGACAGCCGCAAACACTGCCGCAGGCAAGTTCAAGATCCTCTCAAACAGTCTTGCCGAAACCAAAGAATCTATCGGTGCAGCACTTCTCCCAGTTGTGGAAAAAGTGCTACCAGTGCTACAAAAGTTTGCTGACTGGGCACAAAACAATCCACGAGCGTTCCTTGCCATTGCCGCTGCGATCACCGCAATCTCAGTTGCAATCTTGGCAGTGAACTTTGCAATGAGTCTCAACCCATTCACCGCTATCGCCGCAGGAGTTGCCGCACTTGTCGTCGGGATCATTTACGCCTACAACAAGTTTGAGACATTCCGAACAATCGTGAACGGCGTACTCAATGGCTTGATCACTGGCTTTGAGTTCTTTGCAAACGCTTGGATCAACACAATAAACACGATCATTCGAGGAATGAACTTAATCAGTCCTTTCTCTGACATATCAACAATTCCACAATTGAACCTTCCAACCATTGGTGGCGGTTCATCCATTTCATCTGGTGATCGAGGTGGAGCTGCGCGTGAAGGTGGGATTGATCAAGTTTTGGCATCATTGCCATCAATGCCAACAGCAACTTCTCCATTGAGTGGTGGCGGCGGTGGCGGCGGTGGTGCTGGTGGTGGTGGCGCAAGTGGTCAAGGTGGAATGTCACAAGAAGGATTCGGACAAGGCTTTCTAGGCGGCGGAATCAATGCCGTAGATGCGCCGCTTTCATCCATTGGGCCAAGTCTTGAAACACTCCAAGGATTCATGTCAGGTGGATTCGGACAAGACATCAAACAAGAAATCACAGTAAATGTGAACGGCGGATTGGCTTCAAGTTCGGACATCGGTTCAGCAGTAGTCAATGCAATCAGAGCCTTCAATAGAACGAATGGCCCAGCAGACATAGCGGTTGCTTAATGCCGGGCGTAGCAGTAGTCGGGTCAGGTAACTACTCACTCGAGATTGACACAGGATATGTCTGGGATGCTTTCGTCCTTGACGACGCAGTAAAAGGCGTACTTGACAACACTCAATACACGCTTACAGGTACAAGTCAATATGCCGAAGTTATGGACGGCACAATCGCTCTTACTGCGAAGCGTGGACGCGAAAACACAGGCGACCAATTCACCTACGGCACAATGAACTTCACATTAAACGACACCTACGCAGACGGAGTCTTCAACCCTTTTGATACAACCTCGCCTTACTACGACCCAACAAACAATCAGCCGGGACTCGCACCACTTCGACAAGTTCGCTTCTCAAGATATAACTCGCTCGGTGTCAAAAAATACTTGTGGGTCGGCTTCATAGTCAATTTTGACTACACATTCACACTTGGCGGACTCGACACCGTAAGCGTGAACTGTGCAGACTTCTCATACCAACTCGGACAGACCTTCCTTGCCGAATGGAATGTCACCGAAGAGCTTTCAAGTACACGATTCAACAGCATGCTGGATCTGCCAGAAGTGTCTTATTCTGGTACACGCGACATCGCCACAGGAGTTGCCACTTTGGGCGGTGCGGCAGCTTGGACAGTTGCCAACGGAACATCAGTCTCGGCATACGCCAACAAAATAAACGAAGCCGAACAAGGACGAATCTTTGTCAATCGAGAAGGCACCATCGTCTTTGACTCAAGGATCGGTTACACGCTGGGAACTCCTGTCGCTCAATTTCACGATGACGGAACCAACCTTGGCTACTCCGCTATTGATATCTCATTTCAAGCGGACACAGTGGTCAATCGTGCATCTATCCAGCATGCCGGGGCAACCTCACCACAAGTCGCAGAAGACCTAGTTAGCCAAGCCGCCTATCTTGTGCAAACCAAATCAATTACCGATTCGCTTCTACATAACGACGCCGCAGCTCTTACCCTTGCCGAGTATCTGATCGTGGGCGATCCTGATCCGCGCTTCAACTTTCTAGGTACAGAGTTCGTTGGCGAATCCGCAGCCAATCAAGACATTCTTGCGCTTCTCGATGTAGGCGACTTGATCAATATCCAAAAGTCAATCACCACTTCAACAGGCTCAACCCAGTTCGCCCAAAACCTCACAGTTGAAGGACTCGAGCATCGACTCACCTTGAACGCAGGACACGCAGTCACCTATTTCACCGCACCAACCACCATCGTTTATGAGCTCATTTTGGACAACGCCACCTATGGCACACTTGACGCAGACAATGTCCTAGGATAATCACATGGCATTACAGACTTTTACCGCTGGTCAAATCTTGACAGCTGCCCAAGTGACAGCATTACAGACCAACGATTACAACCAAACTGTCTCGGCAAAAGTTGCTTCTTACACGCTGGTCGCTGCCGATAAGGGCACTCGAATCACGATGTCAAACGCATCGGCAACAACGATCACAGTCAATACTTCGTTGTTTACGGCTGGCGATTCTTTGCGTATTCAGAACATTGGTGCTGGTGCTTGTGTTGTTACGGCTGGTACGGCAACGGTTACTAGTGCAGGCTCGTTAAGTATTCCGCAGTGGGGCGGCGGTCAGTTGTATTTTACTAGTGCATCGGCGGCGGTTTATTTCCCAGACGCGGCAACAGTTACACCGGGTCTTGTTTGTGTTAAAGCCGAAACCGCGTTTAGTGCTGCAACAACTATTACGGCGGACAGTATTTTTACTAGCAGTTATACAAATTATTTGTTGCTAATACAGTATTACAACAGCGGAAATACAGAGCAAAACTTAACTTTGCAATTAAGGGCTTCAGGTGTTACGGCAACCGCCTCTAATTACAGTACGCAAAATACTCAAAATGTTATAACCACAGCAGCAGCAAGCAGAAATGGTGGTGCGTCATCCGTAAGTATAGGAACGACAAACGACGCAAACTATTACACATTTTCGCAAACTACTTTGTATCAACCACAATTAGCAGCAGTAACAGGCTTTCAAGCACAATATAACTGGCTTAACGGCGCAACATACACACAACCAATTTCTAATACAAAATTTGGTAATCATTCTTTGTCAACAGCCTATGACGGTTTTATTTTGACGCAAGGCGGCGGCTTCACAGTTACAGGTACTTACGCAGTTTACGGATACTCAAAGACGGTATGAACATGAAAACAAACGACAACGGCATAGACCGCGACATGACCGAAACAGAAATTGAAGCCTACGAAAAATTGAAAGCCGACCAAGAAAAAGAAGCAAAAGAACGGACAAAAGCCGAAGCCGCACAAGCCAAAGCAAAACAAATTGTACTTGACCGTTTAGGCATTACAGCCGAAGAAGCCGCATTACTACTCGGCTAATGGAAGTTTTAACAGCCGCAATAATCGCTGGCGGTTTTACCGTCATAGTTGCACTTATCAACCGCGCTGATAAAACATCGCGAAGCGAACACGCCGACACACACGCCGCACTCGGACGGATCGAGCAAAAAATAGACGGACACATAAAAGACCATGAATAAACAAATCAAAGCTCTTGCAGCTTCATACAGTCGCACCGTCATTGCCGCTGTACTTGCCGTCTACATGACAGGTAACACTTCACCAACCGATCTAGGCAAAGCAGGCATCGCAGCTCTACTACCGCCGCTAATGCGCTGGGCTAACCCTTCGGACAAGGCTTTTGGTCGTGGCGATCATTCCAGCGAATCCTAAAGTCCCAAACAGTCGCCCCTACACGGGCAACTCTGACGGTGCATCCAGTGGGCCTCGAGCAGGCATGGACGAATGGATCAGACAAGCAGTGAAATATGGTGATGGGGCGTTCTGGAATAACGGATCTTGGGGAGTTCGCAACATGCGCGGATCCGACGATCAACTTTCCGTACACGCCACAGGTCGAGCAGTAGATCTCTCATACCGAAAGTCAGAGCAACATCCGAACGCTAATCGCAAAGCATCAATCGCCTTCATTGACATCGTCACCGCCAACGCCAACGCGCTTGGACTTGAGTGCATCCTTGATTACTTTCCAAAAGACTTTGGACGCGGCTGGAGATGCGATCGTCAAGCATGGAAGAAATACTCCAAGCCTGAAATACACGGTGCACCCGGCGGAGATTGGCTTCATATTGAGATTACGCCAGCAATGGCAGATTCCGCAACCCTTGTTAAACAAGCCTTTCAGAGAGTGTTTGCCGAAATCCCCCAATAGCGCACACTGATCCTCTATGGTCGAAGTACCGACGATAGGAGTACAAAACATGACTGAACCAAAAGTCTTTATCTACGAAGTAGGTCGGTGCAATTTAGACAACGGACAAGAGATCCTTGTTCAGATCTTCCGTCATGAAGACACACACAAAATTATCCGAGCCCAGATCGCTTTCCGAACTTTGGCAGGCGACTCATGGGGCGTACCTACAGAACTGGACTTTCAACAATGAGCTATTTAATGATCAAAATTGGTGCATGGGCTATTTGTGGCTTGGCAGCCTTTACGCTTCTCTGGGACGCTTCAGAGCCGTCTCAGGGCATGTCTAAGGTCAGTGCCCAAACAACTTACGCCACTATTCCTCTAGCCCCACTGCCTTCCACGACCTCGAGCACGACCCCAGTGACCGCTTGTGCCGGTGCATTGAACCTCGCGTTAAGTGTTGGCTGGCCTGCATCCGAAACACCGATCTTGATGCGCGTTCTTAAACGCGAATCAAATTGCATTTCAACCGCGTTTAATCCTCGAGACACTTCGGGCGGCTCATACGGTCTGATGCAGATCAACGGCTTCTGGTGCACCCCTTCGGCATACTGGCCTCAAGGATGGTTACAAGCCAAAGGAATCTTGACAACATGCGATCAATTACTAGAACCAAAAACAAACCTCATCGCAGCTCTCGCGGTGTGGCATAATTCTAATTGGTCACCTTGGAATCTTCCGAAGTGACCGAAGAGCAATATCCCGAAAAAGGAATCACAGAGGAGACCCGACGAATGTATCCCGATAACTACACCGACAAAATCGGAAAAGTCATGTCACGAATGATTGATGACATTGTGCGACCGAACCATGTACCAACACCAAAACATTCACACGACATCTTGATCGACGAACTTGCCATGATGTACGAAGCGCACATGACTATCGGCGGAGAGCAAAACCGATTCAATGCCAGTGTGATTCAACAAGCGATCAATGTGATCATGACATGCACAAAATAGTTTGCAAAAAGTGTGGACTAGAAATGCACGGAATACCTCACGCCACTAACCCGACCAAAATCCTTTGGAGTCACCCAGACCTCAAAGCATGCAAGAAAGTGAAGCCAATCAAATGAACGACCTACAACTTTTTGCACCATCACGCGGCTTAGGGCAATACAGAGAAGACATTGCCATTGATCGCAATACAGTCATCATCTCACCATCAGCAAAACCGACATCAGCAAGTGCAGCTCTAAACGCCTTGCCCAAATCAGGATCAAAGCGTCGGCGCGTCTACGAGTACCTCAAGCAGACTGGCGGCGCAACAGATGAAGAGATTGAGCGCGCACTGGGGATCTCTGGCAACACGGTTAGACCAACTCGAGGATCCTTGGTCAAAGACAAGTTTGTTTACGCCACAGACCTTGAGCGACCAACGCTTGCAGGCAACATGGCGATCGTCTGGAAGGCGCGCTAGTGGCACACTTTGACTTATCGCTCTATGAGACCGTTGCACAGCGTTTAGAACGCTTCTGGACTGCCTACCCACAAGGACAGATCGTGACGACCATGATGCACTACGACGCGTCTACGGTCATATTTAGATGCGAGACCTACGACAACGACGGACGCATCATTGCTCACGGCTG